GGCACATAGACTGGCTCTGGCTCTGGCTCGGGAAAGGTGTGATCATCCAGATGGACAAGTCCCATAGAAGTAAGGAATTCTTCTATCGAATCAAGGAGAACCATATCGCCCTCACGTCCCGCTGGGATGTGAACCCGAGCTGGGTTGAGTTCGCTAACTGAGTAGCGGGTATGATTTGAGGTGACGTAATCACCAGATTTATCTTCTCTAGCTATGTAATAATTTTGCATATCTTGTTCCTGTTATAAGTTTGTGTTCGTGTTCTGCTAGATACCTAGCAACGGATGGGTAGTGAGCATCGTGGACAAGCAGACAACCCCCGACACGGAGCATTGAGAGTGCTTTTTCGCAATCGTTCTTGGTATGTTCGTAGTCGTGATTCGCATCTACTACAACAAGGTCGCAGAGTGGGATGTCGGACGGGTCAAACGTCATTGAATCCTCGGTAAGTTGAGTGATGTTCTCAAACTTGTGGAACTTGTAAAAGTGTCCAAGGTCTTTACCCGCTGCAATCTCAAGCTGTTCATCTTCCCCGCCATTAGGCAGGTCAAGAGTCCACACGTGCTTCGCTACTTCTGCGAGGCAAGATGTAGTGTAACCGTGGTAAGTTCCAAACTCAAAGACATTGCCTGTCTCCCGAAATTCAACAGCTTGCGACGCAACGAAATCCCGCTCGATTTGTGTCCCTGTATTATGATGATTTGCAACTACCATATTTTAAAAGTGGAATGATGCATTAATCCAGATGTAGCCCTTGTCGAGAGTAGGATTAGCTGTCAGCCACGTTTCAAACGCTGCGGAGCCTGGGTTGCCGCTGTAAAAAATCTGCCCTGTCGTTGTGGTCGCTAGCGAACCTGCGAACGCAATCAACGCTGCCTCAGATAGATTGTTATCGGCAACGGTTGTCCCGTTCCAGTAGGTGTATGAAAAAGCCACCCCTGTCGCCAAGATAGATGTTAGCTGGCCGCCCCGCACATATAGTTGTTCAAGTGCTGTCATACCGCTTATATCCAGACTAGTTATGTTTGTGTTAGCAGCAAGTATGTAAGTCAGTAGCGTCGAGCTGCTTAAATCCAAAATAGTTATCGGGTTGCCATCGCAAGACAGTTGAGTAAGTGCTGTCAGACCGCTCACATCCAGATTGGTGATGTCATTGGAAGAAATAGATAACCCTTGCAGTGCTGTCAGTCCACTTACATCCAGACTAGTGAGCTGGTTGCTACCACAGAGCAGGCTGGTCAGCGCTGTCAGTCCACTTACATCCAGACTAGTGAGCTGGTTGTTGGCGACCCCTAGACGGGTCAGTGCTGCCAAACCACTTACATCCACATTGGTAACATCTCCATGAGCTGCAAAAGCTAATTGTGTCAGATTACCTGCTCTGGGGGCGGCACTGGTTACTGCACCATCTGAACCCACATAATCAGTAGGCCAGATGCTCATTGTGTATGGCGCACCATTATTGTGTGGGATGCTTTGTAAGGGACAATATACCCCAGCCCCTCTTGCTTTATACACAGGCGTTCCACCATCTATGGAGTAGCAAATACCTGTGGCTCCATCAGTTCCATCGTGATATGCGCTGTGGGTTTTAGTTGTTGTAGCCACCGATACCATTGTTGCGTAACCCGTTGGGTTAGCTTGGGGCAAGTCACTAATAACACGGGATGCATTACCACCCTCGAAGCGTCGAATCGAACGGTCAGAAACAAGGCTGAATAACTGCCCGACTTTCACCGAACCAGCGTCAATGATTACCTGCATCGCTGATGCGTCAGCTACGGCGATGGTTGCGGTTGCGATAGTGCCAGAGCCAACGGCTCCCCCACCCGAACCGCTGCTACCTGAGCGTTTTACGTTTGGATAAATCATAATTAGCGAAGAAGAGAGATGACAACCTCAGCTGTTGCAGTCGATGTGACGCGGAGCTTAGTTGCAGATGTGGAGAAGATGAGCGAACCGCTACCATCAATAGATGCGCCAGCTAGCTGTATATACTTGGTGCGCCCGAAGCGCTCAAGGGTGGTGGTACCTGTAGACTCAACTACAAGCTCACCGTTTTTACCGAGCCATTCGACCTCTGTAGGTGTGTTGGCTGGGATTTGTTGGTTAATACCGAATCTTGGCATAATGTTTTTCTTTGGGTGGGGTTAAAGAGCCACCCCCCAAGAACGGGGGGTGGCTATAATTTACTGCGGGTTAGTAGAGTGCTACGAATGCGGAGACCTGTTCAGCGGATTTACCCTGACGGATCAGTCCTTTACTTATCTTGTGCTGCTTGCGGGCTTTCCCGAACTCAGGGTATTCCTTGTAGGTTTCTTCGAGTGCTGCCTTGCGGTAGCGGTTCATCACCCTGTTAATCTCAGCGACACGTGGGCTAGCTATTCCCTCTTCAGGGATACCCTGTGCGTCGAGACGGTCATAGTAGTTCGACTTGATGAGCTTAGCTAGTGCCTGCTTCATTGTCTTACCGCCGAGCTTAGCTTCACCTGAACGAGCGATGTAGAAGTCGTAGGCTGAGCGTCCGTCCTCATCTCGATATTCGAGCATGTCAAATTGCCCACCGTCTACCAAGCTGGAAGGCTTAGTGAACTTGTGGCCTAGCTCAGCTAGCTCAGACATCACTGGGTCATTCTTCTCACGAGACATCAGGATCGGAGACGCGGCGTTCCCTGTGAGATAACGACGAGCATCCACCTTTTCACCGAGCACGTTACGAGTAGGTTCTAGTTTGTGGGTAGCTCCGACCTTCTTCAGTAGGAACTCACCCATACTATGAGCTTCCCGCATGTGGTCTTCGCCTGTGATCATACCAGCTGACTGAGTGATCAAGTTGGGGATGTAGCTAGCTAGCTGTGACTTTCCAATATGCTCAAGTTTGCCCGTATCATCTTGGTTCAGTGCGTCGAGTAGACGTTGAACACCTGTGAGGTAGGACTTGTTGAACACATTCTGTGACAGTGCTGTCTGCATTCCTTCAATCACTGCGCCGAGTGGTTCAGTCATACGCTCATCCGAACGGTTGAACGTCTCGTGAACGTCAGCTACCGAGCCGAACAACATAGCGAACGGATCGAAGCGCTGATAGGATGTGTAGGTGTCTCCCTGCTTAATGCTGTATGCTTGCCAGCCTGTAGCCTCCAAGATTTTACGCTCGTCGGGGTCAGTAGGCCCGCCACCTGTGATGATGCCGTTACCGACTAGGCCGAGAGCTGAGAACATCATAGATGCGCCCATCACTTGACGACCACGAGCTTGCGCTCTGATCATAGGGTCAGCGTGCTCAATCTGTTCGATGAACTTCTTGTGCATACCGAGGAAGTTGCCGTATTTAGTTGGGAGCACTCGTTCCCCAGCGAAGTTGAGTAGGTTCATTGGTGTGCGAACAAACGGCATGACGAGCTGTAGTGTCGGGTGTTGGCTCACAGCTGTCTGTAGCTTCCGTCCGAGTGTTCCCTCAGCTAGCGGATTGGTGAAGGTTGTCTCACGTCCGAAATCCTGGGCTTGATTGGTTCGCTTGAGTAGATTCGGCAAGGCTCCCGCTTTCGCGTTATACTTTGTCTTCACTTCGTCAGCGATGAACTTTGAACGAGCTGGGCCTTTCATCCCTGCGGCATCTGCTTGCATGATCGCATCCTTGGTGACTGATGCCTCCGAGAACTTGCGACCACCTTCAGTAACTGCGCTGTCCATGTTGACCGTAACGTATTCAGCTAGGTCGTTTCCTTTGAGTCCCTTAGCTAGACCATCCTCAACGAACATCGTTTTAGCGTGTGCGCGGTAGTTGATCTGCTTTAGAAACTCATCGGTTGCCATGAGTGAGCGTGTAGGAAGATTCACCAACTTACCGAATCCGTTTAGGATGTGGCCTTTGGTTGTCTTCTCTCCGACTCCGAATGCTTTAGCTGAGATAGCTCTATCTTGCTGCGAACCTGAGATGACATCTGTGACCTTGCTGGTAGCATCAAGAATGTTATCGTCAGACAGGAATGACTTCCAGCCAAACTTAGCCGACTCACTGATCTGCGAGAAGATTTGAAAGCCTTGACGCACGTAAGCACGAGAAGCCTTCAAGTCTCCGTTCACAGCTGCACCTACCATACCTTCGAGAGGGCGATAGAACGTGTTTATAGTGGAAGACATCAAGTTGACTGCAAATGTCTTTGGCCCAGACAGGATCGAGTTCATCCATAGCTCATTATGAGCGCGGAATAACTGACCGTTGCTGCCTAGCTGCGCCTTCAGGAGCTTCGTTTTAGCTACACCATCCGTTGCCTCTCCGAACTGCTTGAGGGCTTTCTTGAGGTAGTCCTGTCCGCCTGCCTTTTCAAGCAGCTCGTCCATATCAAACGCCTTCATTTCGGCTTCCTTGAGGTAGCGGGTTGAGCGGAGTGCTCTACCCTGTGCTGAGCGTTGTCCACCAATGATACGGTGAAGGTCGCCAGCCATCTTCATCTGCTCCTGCGCTCGGATCATATCCTCTGGGTTGCCTGTCTTGTTAGCTAGATCAATCGCCTTCGTCATCGAGTCATACTGCTTTGGGAGTTGGTCAGCAGCCATGATAGCTATGAGCATTCCTTCGTCAGTCTTCAGCGTGCCAGAGCGGTAAGCCTTGAGCGTTTCATCGACATCCAAGTCATCCAAGCCTAGTGCAGCTTTGTATGCCTTAGCGCGGACGAATGTTTCCTCCATAGAGTGTTTCGTATGGATGTCCTTGTTGGCGATAGCTGCGTCACGTTTATAACCCAACCACTCCTTCATGTCATCCGTGCTGTTGATATACTCAGGGTTGAGTAGACCATGCTCCTCACCAGCTGCCCGCTGAGCATCTGCCTTCAGCTCGGCGTTGCCCTTCCGAGCGATCTCAGCTAGCTCAGCCTCACTCTTGACCATTGCGGCGGGAGCTTTGGCTAAATCTTTGTAGCCGTCTTCGACCACATCAACAAGCTCATCAGGTGTCATACCTTCAGCGATGCCTTTGCGTCCACGCTTTAGTCCACGGAATGCTGCCATAGTGAGACCTTCAGCAGCGACACCGAGACCGAGACCTTCAAGGACGTTCTTTAGTCGCCCCTCAATTTCTCCATCGTTGTCGTCAGCTGCCAGATATTCTGTGACAGGGTTAGCTAACTCAGGGATATCCTGAATCATATTAGACAAACGCTCTTCTTGGTGGTCGAAGACTGTGAAGTCTGTGATTGCACCAGCGATAGCGCCTTTAGCTACTTTGCCTACCTTACCTGCTCTAGCTAGCCAGCCGATCTTACCGACCTGTCCGACTACAGGGATGAACCCTGTAGCGAACTGACTAACACCCTGCACCATTTTACCAGCTGTGGTTTCGGAAGTGCCAAGGAAGTCTTGCTCCCAGTCGGGCAGTGAGTCTTGAGCTACCCAATCGAGTAGGTCATAGACTTCATGTGCTGCGCCTTCGACACCTCTGAAGGGTGCGGCGGCTATATCTTTGGTATAGTCCCAGAAGTCGGGATCACCCTGCTCAATCGGTTGCTGCTGATTGATTGGGGGGAGCACGTTGGTAGGCTGGGAGCCTTCAAGTTTCGTTATCTGCATTAGGTTGTGACTTCTTCTGTGGTTTGTAGATTTCAAGGAGGTAGGGATTCTCTGTATAGAGCTTCAGCTGAGCGTTAAATGCCTCGTCTTCGTTTTCAAATACCTCGTGATTGACTTTGTGGATTCGTTCGTAGAACTCAGGTTTGTAGGTTCCGTCTGCGTTGCGCGTGGAGTTAAGCTCAACGAGGCTCAGGAAGATTGGACTAATGCGGGGGTCAACTTGGCTGGGGTTAAATGTTACACCCTCCTCAGTCGTTCCGCTAGCTAGCTCAGAATCTAAGTAGCCTACGAGTCCCTTCATTTCGTAATAAGCTACGTCAGCTGTTGGGTGAATCGTCTCAGGGGATACCTGCGTCGCCTCACCTAGTCTCTGCAAGACCTCCCGCGCTTTCGTTGGGGTCTGAAGGACATCTGATACAACAATTCTGTTGCCACCTGAGTTGATGCGGCTCGCGCCATCCTCATCATTAGCTGCATCCATCGCTGGAATAGTTTTACGCTTTGATGCGGTGGAGATTGCGGTGTATCGCGCCTGAACAGCCTCTGCCTCCGCCTTCACAGTCGCTACACGTGTCTGCTCCGTAGAGATTAAACCAGCGTAGAACTGCTCTGTGTGCTCTTTCGTGGTGTCAGCTCTGATCTTGTTCATCTTGATCGGATCAAGTTTCTCGCCACGCGCCTTAGCGTCGATAGCTTCAACTTGGTATGCCTTGACGATATCAGCTTGAAGACCTTCAGCGAACTGTGAGCCTAAGCCGAATAGTTCTTCGGTTTTCCCCTCAGCAGACAAATCCTGTAGGATCGTGAGTGCTTCAGGTGGTGCGCCGATAGAGCCTACTGGGGAGATGATTGTTTGAACGGTGTCACCCTGCGTCACATTGCGTTTCTTTAGGACAGCACTCATTAAGTTATCGGGGGTGAGTGCTTGTGTGTGGCCCACAATAGATAGCTTGACGTTCTTACGGTCTTTAAACCAGACACGCTTTTGATAAGATAGCTCGTCGTGTGCCATAATCTCCTGATCAGTCTTGTCCGCGAAGACACCCTCCATAGTTGTGAGTGCTTCTTCGCTGTCCAAGTTAGCCGCATCTCTGCGTAGGTTGTCATCCAGCTCGCGGTTCACTGTAGATTCGATAGCTCGGAACTGGGTGGAGGTGATATCACCTGACTTCATTAGCTCACGCTGCTCTTCGACGTAGCTAGCTAGCTCGCCATCTTCGCGTTGATCGAGGCTCTTCTGAGCTAGGAACTCGCCAGCCATTGCCTGCCCTGAATCTTTCTCCTGTGCTCGTTGCTGTGCCGCTTTGAGTGGGGCGACTGCTTGAGCTTGAGCTAGCCGACCTTCGAGGATGTTGAACGATGATGCCACCGTGCCGACCTTTCCGAACGTGCCGCCATCTCCGAGCTTATGTTCCTTCAGTGTTTCCATTAGCGTATCCGCTTCGTCAAACTGATCAGTGGCGATGAGGTTCTTAATCATCGACTCAGCTACAGGCAGGAAGTTAGCTGTCACATCCTTGTTCGGGTGTGTCTGACTAAAGACCGTCATGGTGTCGGTGAACTGACGCTTAGCTTCACCCAATGCTTCAGGCGTGTGAGCCGTGGCGATACTGTTGAGCGACGTGTTGAGCTGGTTGTCCATCAACCGATCACCTTCTTTCTCCTGATAGGAGAGGATTGCGCGGTTGCCCGCTGAGCGGAAGTTATTCTCAGCGCGGTCAGCTGCATCCAGTAAGCCTCTGTAGTAGGGGCTGGAGGGGTCAACAGGTGCTCCCTCTAGCTTCGCCTTCCGTATCTCTTCAACGATCGTGTCGATAGCATCAGGCCCGCCTTGGGGAACTTCCTTAATCCGTCCGAACATCTCAGACTCAAAGGCTTCACCTTCTTCTGCACCCTTTAGGAAGTGCATAGTCTCTTGGAACTTCGGCAGCTGGGCGCGTGAGATTGTGCCGTCCTCAACAAAGCGCTTCATGTCACCATTGATGATGTCCATGCGCTGAGCTGAGTCCATGCGTTCAAACTCGACACGCGCCATGTCAGGAGCTTCTGCTATCTTGTCTTGTTGATGCTTATCGTAGACTTGTAGGATCGTCCCACTCATACGAGCGAGCGCTCTGGCTGTGCCTGCTGTTCCTGAGTTGTAGATAGCTCCCTCAGCTCGTGTTGTGATACGGTTGCGTGAGGTGACTCCGTGTGCTAGCTGTGGTGTTGCACCAACTAGGGGGTTTTTAATTTCGCGTCTTGGCATTTATTTTAGGGGTTTATGTTTCACGCGCTGCGACACGATCCATACCGCTACCATAAGCAGAGGCGGAGGATGCACCGATATTAGCTGCGGCAGCTAGATAGCTAGGCCCAGCTACGGGAGTGCTGTAGGCTTCGAGGTTTTGAGTGAGTTGGATGTCTGTGCCTTGGAGCGCTAACTCCGTGCCGACATCCTTGAATGATTGTTGTTTCTGAGTGGCGGACTTGTAGCGTCCGTTCTCTGCGTCATAGCTCTGTAGGAGTGAGTCAACAGAAGCTCCTGAGACATTACCCTCAGCTGCTGCTGCTGCGGCTCCCGCCTTGGCTCGTTCGGCTGCACTATCCGAGCGCTGCTCTTCAGCTGCGGAAGCTCGTTTCTCCTGTCCCTGTTTGATTCGTAGGGAGTTCTGTTCGTGCTGTGCGCCAATGATGGCATTCTTGCCCATACGCTCCTGAGCTTTGACCTTAGCGTCGGCAGCTTTCTGCGCTTCCATAGTGGATGCGATTGTGCCGACAGCTGACATAATGCCCATCGTGATTGAGATTGGTTCACACATCTTTGTAGTAGGGGTTGTCTTTAATGAGTAATAGAAAGTTCATGCCGTGCCTCGTGTAGGCGTTGGCGAGGGTGAAGCCCAGACGTTGAAGCCAAGCTACTGCTATGGTATTCTCGTCGTGGACGTAGTTATGCACGTAGGCATATTGGGGGTTATTTCGGAGCATCTGCTCAACGACCCAGTAGCTAGACTTCGCAAATATGTAGCTAGCGTCTTCAATGAGTGTCGTTGTTCCAACCATCCACATCATCCCAGCACGCTCGGAGTATCCAGCAGGCCCGACACCGAATAAACCTTCGGGCGAGCCTGCTACTTCGATTGTGTAGGATTGGTGGATATCCCGTAGACCTTCAAACAGTCCTGCGAATTGGGACTTTCTCCCATCGTGCGTGAGTTCCTTCAGGTCAGCTGCGCGTAGGCGGCTACCGACTGAGACTACATCACAGAGGCGCATATTGCGTATCAGTGCGTTATCGGAGAACTGTTTGTTTATTGTCATAGGGTTGTGTTGGTTTTGGTATAGCGTCCCTCCCATGCTAAGCTGAGCCAGCTGGATGGATACGGGGTGTTGTTTTTTAGGGTTACAGTTACTTTGTCTGAACGTCCGTAGACTGGGAATCGATACTCACCATCGTTAGGTGTAGCTGGGATGGTAGGTAAGACACCAAGGTCTGTCTCCTTCATGGTGTAGGTGTAGGGGTCTCGATACTTCTGAGAGACCACCACTGAGAACGGGAAGCAGTCATTGACCGTCAGCCGACCATACAGCACTTGAAAGTTACCACCAGTAACAGCGACCTGACCACCCCCACCTGTCGGCTTCATCACTGTGGGGCGTGTTAGCTCGATACAGGTGGCGAAGGTTAGACCGATCCACAGCTCTTGCCCTGTGAGATCACCTGACACGCCATAGCTAGCTGAGCCATCACCGTCGAGAGTAGCTAGGAGTGTTCCCGCGTTTGCTCCACGAGTGCAGATAGCTAGCTCAGCTCCACTTTCAATATCCGTAGGGAGCGTGAATGTGGTGATGTCCGTGCCGCCGTCATAACTCAACGTTGCGTCGGCGTCTGTCACGCGATGATCAAGTAGCGTTGGGAAGTCCACGCCTTCTGCCGAGTTGAACTGACCTACGGCGGGGTTCCACCGCTCAATGTGCGTCACTCCTCCTCGTCTGATTAGGAAGTAGACAAGCGAATCAATGACATAGCTATGAAGCACCAGCCCACCAAGTGTTAGCTTACTGAACGATGACTGAACGCGCTCGCCATTCTTATCAACGAAGCGGTAGACAAAGCAACCGTCCCTTTCATCAGTCGTGTGGATGAGGAGCATATCCTCAGACGGCACGCCTGTAATCAGGTAGGGTTCTTTCGTAATATAGCGAGGAACATGCGCTGAGATGTCGTATGTGCGAAGCTTCAGTGTGTTCTTATCCACCGAGAACTGTTTGAGTCCAACGGAGTCACCACGAGGGAAACAGAAGAACGTATCAGCATTCAACGCGATAGGCTTACAGCTAGAGCTGAACTCCGTGCGGGTGGACTGCGACAGTGAGACCTTATCGAAGGTGAACCCCTCCGATAAATCTAAGATATACTGAGCCTTCTCAGCAAACAATAGGATGTTTCCCTCATGCAGGGAAACGTGTTCAATGTTTGAGACAGCTTCATCTGTGATTTCTAGCTCAATAGGTTGTGTATCGAGCACGTTGGTCACTGTAGTCCTGAACATATTGTAAGGCTGAGAGGTCTCTGAATATACGAAGGTGTCACCAACGAATAGACCTAAGCGCTCCTGTGTGTAGCTCAGTGCTGATACACCTTGACCCTCGATCTTCGGGAAGGCGTTTGTCTCATCGTCACCAACAAGGCGATCCGCCCAAGGAGCGCGTTTGAACTCAAAGCTGCCCCCAAGGGAGAGAAGGACGTGCGGCATTGTTGTTGTGTTAAACGCTGTTATCGTGTTCGGCGCGATTGTTTCAACCCATGCGCCTAGACCAAATTCCGCTCCGTTATTGGTGCTAAATCTTAGATAGTAGTCATCTGCGGATTCTGTGGAGTCCCCGATCACCTTAACTGAATAACCATCGTAGCAGTTTGTGGGTAGCCCATCTAGCGACTCGACTGACTTCTGAACTAGCCCGATGTAGCTATCTCCTGCACCGTCACTCACCGAAGTCTCAAAGTAAGTCCCATCCACACGGCTGATTCTGATTAGGTTCTCACTCTTCGTGAATGTGTATTCAGATAAGTTTCCGCTAGCAGCAAGAGCATTCTTGAGTTTGGTTGCTATATACCTAGTTGAGATTTGATTTGCCTCAGTTTTACTAGCTGAGTGGGTGATAGTGACTGGGGCGATAGCCTCGGGGGGACTATCAGGGCTTGAGATCCTCGTAGTGTTGTTGGTTGACTTAACGATCTGTGAGTAACCCTGCTGCTGTTGTTTAATTGATGCGGATACAGAGAATGATTCAATCGAGTTATTAGCTAAGCTAGCTATTACTGTGGGTGCGCCATTAGTCTGCATTGTCGTATTCCAAACTCCATCCTGAACAAGCGTGTAGGTGCGTGTCTTCCAGTTAGGGCGGTGATAGCTTGATGTGTTACTCTGAACAACGGCAATAATAGTTGGGAGCACGGTATATCCGCTACCTCCTGAAACTAGGCTGATATTCAAATCACAGCTGCTCGTACCAACGTTCGACCATTGAGCGCTGATGACTGCTTTAGCTGCAAAGTCTCCTGAGTTTAGCGTCACAGAGTAGTCAACCCCGTAGGCTCCTTGCTTGATGAAGAGTAAGACATCAGCAGGTGCGTCACCCGAAGCCTCTACACCTTGAGCTATGCCCTTCTCTGTGTTAGCTATGAATGTCGTATCTGACACTGTGAGCGCTTTGAATGCCCCTATGGGTGTCCCCGATGTAGTTAGGTAGTCTTTCCCATCAGGGAAGCTGACAGGAAACTCAGCCCCTGTCTCGGAGTTAAAGACTTGTAAGTTTCCACCCTGAATGAGAACAGAATAGCGTTCGTCGCTATCACGGTTGATGTCGTGGATGAACGTATCGGGAGTGAAATCCCCAGTCAGCGACCCACGGTAGTCCGTGCCATTACGTGAGGTGCTTCCTGAGATTATGGATGGGATCACATTAACCTGAGCTTCTACTTGTGCGGGGAACCGTAAAGCTTCTGCTTGCTGTGTGACTCCACCAACAAGGTTCGGGATGTTTACTTCGATCATAGTTTAATTATATCTCCGTGCGTTCTTCTGCTCAGCTGAGTTAGCTAGCGTGTAGCAGTTTTGGTTAAGCTCCTCCTTCATCAGGTCGGCGCGTGCTTCCACCTCGTCAGCTTTTGAGAACTGCCAGAGTATTTCAGCGTTCTCCCAGTTAGCTACGAGAGATCGCCCAGCTCGGACAAAGATGTAGCGGCGGGCTTCTTCGGGTAGATCATCGAAGTCGAGACGCACTGTGAGTAGGACGTTGACAGGTTCGGTGAATGTGGTGGTGCGGTTCTTTCGGTCGAACAGGATAGACCCACGTTTGATGGGGTCGGTTTCAGTCTCTTCTCCTTTGTGAACGTTGATAGTATCGGTTGGGCAAAGGATCGTGCCGTCGCCTTCGAGAGCTAGCTCACGCTGCTCGACATTGAAGCCCCAACCTTGGGCTTGGACAGCTAGATCAATGTTATCTAGGAGATCAACAGCCGCTTGGAGGTCGGGGGGTAGAAAGCCATCTAGGATAGCCTGAGAAATTGGTGCGTCTCCTTTCATGGAGAGCATTTGATTGACCGCAGATAAGCGGGTAGTTGCTGTGACTGGCATAAGAATAAAAAGAAAAAAACCCCCTGCCAGTGGTTAAACTAACAGGGGGTAAACAATACATGAACAAATAGGAAAAAGATGCGGTGTGAGGGAGACCCCAGCTTAAAGCCGAGACCTCCCCTGTTCACACCACATGAAACAAAACAACCTAGCTAGGAGCTTAGACTCCAGCAGCCGAGGACAATTCAACAGCACACTCTGGGCGGAGGATACCGTGACCGACAGCAGTTTTAGCTACCATCAGCGTGCCTTGGTGGGCAACCGAGTATTCATCTTCGAGTCCGATGCCGAGCATACGAACTGTTCCCATTGCGTCCTTTTGGAAGACCGTGCCAATGTGCTTGGAGAAGTCACCGTCATAGGTGTTGTTCTCGCCAGCCTTAGCGGTGATAACTGTCTTAGGAACGTTGTTGGACTTGAGGATTTTAACACCCGCAACGTGTGGGATGCGATTCTCAAGGTAGAGCTGTGCGCCACCGAGATCAGCGTTCTGCAAGTCCTTGTTCCGAGCTAGCAACGAGTATTGCTTAGGGCGGAGAACGATACAGCGATCATTCTCAGGGATGTCTTTCTCATCCAAGAGGATTGTTGCTTCGTAGATCGCTTCCGCAATAGACTCACCAGTATCACCGAGATTGGTAACGTCAGACTGATCGAGGACAGAGCCACCGTTCGCTTTAGGATCGGATGGGATGTTTGCGGTTGCACGAGCAGCGAGGGCGATGACCTGAAGGACATTGCGATCAAGCTCCATAGCTAGCGCTTGGCCTAGCTGTTCAGCATACTCACCACGGATTTCGTAGTTGTTCTTCAACTCGTCGATAGACGCAATGAAGACAGGAGCTACGAGGAGATCATCAAGAGAGATGATACGCTCACCGTGAGCGATGGTGTTGAGGAGACCGTTGGAAGGATCGAGGATGTCCTTACCTGCAACGTGGTATTTGGCAGTTGCCGAACCCATGATAGGGAAACCAGCGGACTTACCGTTCTTGAGATTACGGACTTTGTGGAGGCCGTCTGTAACGACGAAGCGCTTGTAGGAAGCAAGAATCTCTTTAGCGAGAATCTTGTAGAACAGTGCGTCAGTTGCACCAGCTTTGTTATCCTGACCGATACGGGATGGGGTAGTATTCATTTAGGTCTTTGAGAGGGGGGGTATGATACACGGATATGTATCGTGAGGCTTCCCCAACGGGGAAACTCTTAGGGTTGGGTGGGGTTTACTTTTAGCTAGCTAGCTAACCTCGGATGCCCAGAACCTAGCCGCAGCTAGTGGGTGAGTTTAGAAAGGTTACTTTAAGTAAGTCTTGAAAGTGTGAGGGTATTATATTATTTGCGTCCTGCCTCAAGTATCGCACAGTGGGGAGAGAGGTTGGATTTGAACCAACGCAGCTACATGCACATAGCTACCACCTTCGTTTTAACAGCAACAACACCCTTTCGGTGTGGCTAGCTCTCTCATAAATCCAAGCGCGTTATACCGACTCTTACGGTTTTTCTTTTAGTAGACCAACGCGCCAGATGCGCCTACCAGTTGTCTCACAGTAAATTAGTCTGTGATTATGAGTATTTAGTTAAGCTGAGTCCTGTCACAAGTATCTCAAAAGATTCCCCTCATATAGCGGAGGGGGTCGCTTTGGTTCTTACACGTTACTCACGGAGAGACGCTTAGCCACTTTCGCATTGAAAGCAGGGTCTGTTCTGTAGCGTGAGTCTTCCATATCCGCCAAGACCTCAGCCTCGGAGTTATATGGTTTCGTCACTGAACCATTTGTAGCTGCCTTACCGTTCAAACGGGTAGGCTTGCTGGCTTTCTTCGATGGGCCTTTAGCTGCATCGAACTTAGCTTTGAGAAGTTCCACAGCCATAGTAGCCTGTGATGCCTTCTTTGAATCGACTGCCTTGTTAAACGCGGCGATCTCTTTGTCGGAGTAATTCTCTCCTGCGAACTTCAGCATCTCGCTGTAGCTCTCTTGTCCACCAGCAGCATCATAAACAGCCGTATTGAATACGCCCTGCTTTGTGTTAGCTACCTGTTGAACTTGTGCCTTCTTGAGGGCGATATGATCTTCGATGTATTGGCGGGGGATGCCCTGCTCTTCAACGATCTTATCAATCGACTCCTTGGAGATGTCGCCAGTATCTTTGAACTCAGCTGTGAAAGGTGCTGCCCATTCAGGGAGACCATCATCAGCGTCATCGTTCTCATCATCAGCGTCATCGTCGTCGTCAGCTTCGTCGTCGTCAGCGTCGTTCTCGTCGCCTTCTTCGTCATCAGCGTCGTCAGCGTCGTTCTCGTCGCCTTCGTCTGCATCGTCGTCGGTATCATCAACCGTCTGGAACTCTTCAAGCTCCTCTTCGTTGAGGACGTTGGATTCGAGCACAGCGCTAGCTGCGTCGTCGAGTTCGCCTGTAGCTACTACTTCTGCGTCTAGCTCAGTAGCGTCTGTGATATTGGCGATGTCTTTGTCGGTGATTACTTTGCCCATGTGGTTTTTTCGTTGAGGGATTATTATTCAGCGGGAGCAGCTTCTTGCTGTCCTGCTACTTGTTGTTCGACCAACTTACCACCCTGAGCTAATGCTTGTGGGCCTAGTTTGTTGATCATCTCCTGTTGTTGGAGCTGCTGCTGTTCAGCTGCTAGCTCTTCTTCACTTTTACTGATGCCTTCCCAGTCAATACCGATGATGTTGGCAATGCGGGTAATGCCTTCAGATACTTTGGATGCGCCAGCTAATGCCTGCGGGCCGAAGATTTCACCGACCACGGATGCAAAGGTTCGCATTTGGTCTAGCTTGTGATTCTGACCGAGAGCTTCCAACCCTGCCACGATGGACGGAGTTACAATATCTTCGGGCAGATCAGGCATTCGATTGCCCATCTCCATCCTCCAGCTAAGAGCCTCAATGAGCCGCTTCTGAAGTTCGAGAGCTAGGATAGAATAAATACCACCGAGAGCATCATCAAGCTGCTCAGCTCTGAAACGCATCTCCTGAGCTGTCACACGATCACCTGAACGAGCGAACGCTGAGTTAATCAGGAAGATTTCAGAGAGTGCCTGCTTGAGTCCAGCGTTGTGTTGGTAGGCTACAGACATGTCCGCGTTATTCTGTGATAGAGTAAGTGGCGTAATGTCGTCGGGGTTGCCAAAAACAAACTCCAGATTCGCAGCCTTGTTCAATTGAGCTAGGTCGGTCTGTGAGTTTGGTTTAACAAGCGGGATGATGCGAGCCTTAGCTACTGCACCCTGCTTGAGGGCTAGCTCAAGTGTGTCGTGTGTCGATAGAGCACCACGGTATTCCGAGATGAATGCACGACCCCAATCCTGACCGTCCACCTTGAACAGGCGGAGGGGAATCAGCGGGAGACGATTCAGTTCATAGCTACCATCTTCAACGACCTCGCCACCAGCTTCTAGCTGATATGCCCAGTCTTCGACAGTGCGTGTGAACTCACGGTAAACAGTTACCTGAGTTTCATTATCGTCCTCGTTATCGTCTTGCTCAATGCTAGCTAGAACCTTAGCTCGTAGCTCTTCATCTTCAATGAGGCTTGGGTTGATCATCTCCTTGATGATGATTCGGGTGAGATCACCATAGCCATCACGAGTGAGCACATAGTCCGTCATACGGATATAGCGAACACTACCCTCTTCAGGGATTTCAAGACACACGTTGCCAGCTACGATGAGCTGCTTAACGCCTTCACCGAGAGCGACACGAGCCGCTGCGTTCTCACCTTCTTCGATGATAGATGTAACAACCTTGTTCAGGCTCTGCTGCATCTCAGCTGAAGCGGCTGTAACCTGCTCAGCGATCTGCTTCATCTGCTCTGTCTCCAGTTCTTTCTGTCCTTCTTCAAGGTTCTCCTTAGCTAGCTTAACCAGTAGGTGCGTTAAGGTCTCCTCTGAGACGTTGTAGCGGAAGAACGGTGCTGCGATAGGGAGCAGCGTGTAGGTCAGCTTAGCTGAGAGATTGTTTAATCCCTGTGCGCCTGTGCTTTGGTTCGGGTCGGGTAGATCGGCTGAGCCGTTGTGACCTTCGGGGGGAAAGATATCAGGGATAGTCAGCTCAGCGTTTTCACGTGCTCTGTCTAGGAAGGGCTGGCGTTGCTGAGCTAAGCGCTCATACTCCGCTGCGATGGTTTTGTTATTGTCCAATTAGGGAGTTCTCCTGTTTCACTGTGATCACACTAGGCAAAGTCACAGGAACACCAACGACCATAAAGGCATGTTGGCTTTTCGCTGTGAACAAGGCTTGGTCTTGATTAGTCCAAACTCTGTTTTGCACTTGTCGAATCTGAGCTAGCTCGTGATGAGCTTTGTCCAGAGACCGAGTGATGAAATATGTGGCTCCTACAGCTGAGCTGAGGATGGTTAGTATAAGAGAAGCCAAGGGTAGTGTGTTTTTAAACATGGCTTTAGAAAGTTTGGTAGGAACGGCAACGCGCTGCCTTCAGTATTCGGGTTATCAAGGATTCTCTACTTGTTCCTCAGAACGTAGACCCGACCTCGCTAGCTTGATTAGCTAGCCGTTATCTAATACTGCCTACCGTGGGGGTTAGGGGTGTCGGCGCTTTCTACATACAGGTGCTTGCCTATAGTGGTAGTCTGCTCTCCAACGGGGGTTTTAGTTTATACTCCTCGAATTACGCTTCAGGAACTCTTATGAGTTTGAGAGGCGCGAAGAGTTGGGTAGGAGTTATTCGCCCAGTAAGGCGGCGAGCTGTGTAGCTGTTTTATTGGATCGCAGCACTTCGATCTCTGCCTCGTCGCTATCTTGGTTGAGGCGGACGATCCGCTTCTCGTTGGCTACGATGCGTTTGTCTTGAGTAGCGACGTGCGCTAAAAGGTTATTACGGAGCTTCGAGAGTCCTTTAGTAATAGATGCGTAGTTCTTCATAGGTGGTGTGTGTGTTCGGTTAGTTCCGTTCTAGCTGGTATTCCAGATAGTTGATTGTCTTGAGTGCTTCTCTGGTAAATTCAGGAGCTGCTATCACCGCTTCTTCAAATTGCGGGTGAGCTAGCAACCTCTCGGTATTAGCTAGTTTCGTCGTCGTGGCGCACCCCGTTAAGGATAGCGTCAATACGATCATCGACAGTTGCATCTTTAGTTTCATGGCGTTGCTGAGCTTGAGACTCTTTGATGCTGTCGAGTAGCCTACATAAAAGCTCCCCCAATAAAGGGAGAGCTTTCAGTAGAGCGAGGAGTGTAGCCATACTACTTAACGTTTTTTGCGCCGCCGTAGTTAGCTCCAACAAAGTCGATAACCTTACGCAGAGCTACGAGAGCTTTCTGTGCGAGGGTAACAACTACATCATCCTTCGGTGTTGGGGTAGCAGCCGCGATTAGTGCAGCTGTGCCTACCACACTGGTAGCGATGAGGAGGATCGTGGGAGCAAGCGCCACAAGGGTATTGATTTTTTCGATCACTGTTGGTGGGGGGGTTAAGTGTTCACACCACTAGCTGCGCCGCCAGTATTAGTCGATGCACGACCAATCTTTAGGGAGCTTGTAGATGTCTTTTTGCGTGAAGTCTTCCTAGCCTCCGACACCTTCTTGACCTTCTTCACGATAGGCTCAGGAGGAGGTGGGGGTTTAGGGGCTTCAGGGATTTCTGGTTCTTTAACGTCAGGAGCGCACATTCTTGAATAAGGGGGTTAGATGTTCAGTCGCTGCCTCAGTTTTCAACCGTTCTACTAGAGCGATCTTCCCCTCCCGAAACCAAATCTCACGCTCAGTCTCGGTAATCGAGGGGCGTTGATCGGTCTCAGCAAGGGAGTCGAGGTAGGCGAGTTGCTGGACAGTGAATGGTTGTCTAGGTGCTTGTGGCTTTATCACTGTTTGTTCGTAGGGATGTCTATTGATTAGCCCTGATGTTTACTGCGTTCGATCATGCCGAGAGCGATGGTCGAATAGCCAATCAAGTCCTTGAAGATGTCCTCAACTGCATCACCCTTGGTGGTGACAGAGAGACCGCCTGTAGCTGTGAAAGCTTTCAAGCGCTGAATCTTATCGAGGATGCGGACGGTCAGCCCAGTGAGCGGGTCGATACCGAGAGACAGCGACTCATCGAAGTTGGCGAATGGGTTGTCCGCTTCGCCCTTTCCTCCTGTGTAGTCGTCATTCTTCTTACGGGTGAACGCCGCCAGATCATCAAAGGTCTGACGCTGGAAGCTATACCACCACTCCTTGCCGAAGGTTGGGAATGCGATGAGTTTACCTTCAGCTAATGCGGTTGGGCTACCCTCTTCAGCTACGGAGTCTTCCTCAATCGGTGTATCCTCATAGACAACCTCACTTGCCAGAAACTCTAAGATTTTATCAAGAGGCTTCTCTTCTTTAGATGAGCTAGGCCCGTCCAACTTGGAGCACGCCTCCAGCCAGAAGGTAATGCCTTCGGGTGTGTCCTCCCAGCGGAATGCGCGGGCGAGTGCTTTGACTGGGTGAAGTGTGTCACCCTTCTCAGTGGTGGTGACGAGGAACTGTCCGTGTGTGTCGTGGTAGTCGGCAGCGCGTTTCATTGCGAGACTGCGTAGCTCGGCATCCTGGATTTCAATGAGCGCTTCGATCACAGGAACCTCAGCGTGTGTGAGACAGAATGTGCAGAGGAGGTGGGGTGGTGTTGTAGGCATAATAATTATTTCGTTTCTGGTTCTGCGACAGGGAGTAGCTTAGGTGCTTCCCATAGTGTGAGTTTCTGAGTGTGCATATTCCAATCATCCCAAGTGAGGATGCGGGCCATGCGTGCGTTGAGGAGTGCTTCGGCTTCGTTCAGCCCAGCTTTCTCGTATGCTTTGACGATGACTGCCCACATCTCAGCTCGTGAGGTGCAGGGAGCTAGGAGCTTGGCAGCGGTGATCATCCCGATCTTGGGGCAACCTTTGTATCCGTCTACCGAGTCGCCAGCTAGAACCTGAGCCATGAAGAAACTGTAAGCCTCCTTGCGGGTAGCTACTGTGGTCTTCTCGGTATTCAGGTCGTAGAACGGGACTTCGGGTAATGTCTTGAAATCCTTATCGACTGAACAGATCACACGAGTCTCCCCTGTGTCTGGTTGTGTGGCTAGGATACCGAGGATGTCATCGGCTTCCAGCGTCGGCATCTCGTAGCTAGTATAGGTAGCTAGAAGATACTCACGCAGAGCACCATGAATAATTGGTTTCCGTGTAGCCTTGCGGTTCGACTTGTAGGTCGGGAGCAGTGCGAATCGAAAGCCTTCCTTAGTGGAACAGGAGAGAGCGACTTCGACACGATCTGCGTCTAATGCTTTACGAACGTTTTCAATACGATCATCTAGCATTTGTTTGGCTTGATCCAAGTCAGCGTGTAGAGTCCAGATACCGTCACCCCATTCAATAGGAGTTTCAATAGCTAGACCCACACGGTAGACAAAGACATCGGCATCAATTAGAGCGATGGTTTCTGACATAGTGTTAGCCGAGTAGTTCTTCGGCGGTATAGATTGCGAGGATGAGTAGTGCAGCTAGGACACCTGTAAGAGGTTCCATTAGTGCCGCGGCATAGGGTGAGTCCTTGGGATGATACCGTTTGTGACAGTGCCGCAACCAAGGACAGGCTTACGTGGGAAGTCCTTACCATAGGCTTGAGCGTAGCTATGACGATCAACGCCACATCCTACAGCCATGCCCCAGAGCAAGTCGTGGTCGGTAGCTGAGAACTCTACACCAAAGTTACTGTGTAGGTGTCCCATCACCACGCTCTTACGCTTCTGCTTCATAGCATTGACGTGAGCATACATACCACTGAAGCCTGTGCCGTGGATGTAAGCCACACCATCAACATCAAACTCCCAATCGAATACCCAACCTTCAGGACATTCGAGGACTTCATGGAGTGGGCGTACGTAGGCTCTAGCTAGCCCATGCTTCAACGCTTTCCGTGCTGGTAGGTGGTCGTGGTTTCCAATACAAATCTTTGCTACTGGAAATTCCTTATACCACTTAGCTAGGTTAGCTTTAGCTTTAACTAGCTCGTCACCTGCTGACATCCCATCGGGGTCGGCATCATGGAAGCTGATAGCATGCTGATCAACGATGTCTCCAATGAAGACAATATCAGTCACGCCTTCAGCCCTGAACGTATCAACAATGAAATCGAAGTAGCCAGCAACCGAGAACGGCTCATGGATATCACCAACAACACCAACGACGCGATCAGGTGAGATTATTTTAGTGCGTATCTGAGCTAGGGCGAGCTGTTCGGTGAGACTTAAACGCGGGCGGTAGCCTACGTTGATAATTTTCTCTGACATATTTCTTTGAAGGGGTTAGGGGGTGGAGGGTTAGGTGGTGTCTTTGGTTTCAGTAGTGAGTAAGGCCACATAGTTTTAGTGGGTTTCGGCCCAGTTCATTCCGATCTTGTATTCACCATCCAGAGGACAGCGTAGCTTGAGGTCTTCCCCAGCGTTTCGGATTGATTGCACCATCAACTCACCGAGCGTGTCAGCTAGCTCAGGCTTGCATTCGATTTGAAACTCATCGTGAACGTTGAGCATCAGCGCGAAGTCTACCTCCATCTCTAGCCCAGCTTGTGTAGCTAGGTCAGCGAAGAGGACAGCAGCTGTTTTCATAATGACAGCTCCAGCGGATTGAAGGAGCGTGTTGAGTGCGGAGTGCTCGGAGCGAACGAATAGTTTTCTACCGTCCAGTCCTGTGAGCGTTTTGTTTGCGCGGGTAGCTACGATGACGGCATCCTTTAGATAACGAACTGCGGGCAGCGCATTCATAAAGGTGGTCTTCAGGTTCTTACCGTGGGTGGCTGTGCCTCCTACGATCTCACCAATCTTACCATCACCTCCACCATAGAGCCATGCGTAGATGAACGTCTTTGCGTTGTCGCGTGTCGGTAGTCCAGCAGCTGCTTGATTGTAGCTGTGGATATCACCTTCGAGAATCTGCTTAGCATACTCACCCTTGTCCCAGCGTCCAAGGTAGTGAGCTAGGCAGCGGAGTTCTAAGCCAGAAGCATCTGCCCCAACCTGAACCCAACCTGATCGGGTCGGGCCAAATAGTTGCCGACACTCATAACCGTAGCCGCCACTAAGTCCGTATAGTATCCCTTCCTTGTTCCGCCGAACGGCAGGAACCTGAGCGAGATTGGGAGAGCTGTGAGAGCAACGACCTGTGACACATTCGTTTGTTTTAACACGTCCATGAATTTTTCCTTTGTTGGTGTGCTTCATCCAGCCTTCGTTTCCTGAGCTGATCTGACTGCACCGTTTCTTTAACATCAGATACTTATTCAGGAGCGGAGCTTCAGGGTAACTCAATCCAGCTAGGATCGTTTCTGTTACCTTTGGCTTGCCGCTCGGTGTGAACTCCTCTGGCTCCCACCCATATTTAAGGGTGAGAGCAGCGGCGATCTGATCTGTTGATGAGGGGTTGATGGGGGTATGCTTTTCTTTAAAGCGTCCCTTAGTTAGAGAACCAGCGGAGTGATGTAGTGAGGCTTCCTTCTTGGTTGCCCACTCCTGCCCGTCTGGTGAATCCCAATAACGAGACTTCAAGACTTTCACATTAGGAGGGAACAGTGCCTTGATCTCCTCTTCGAGTTCGTAGCGCGTGCCTTCGATTTCACCATACAACTTGTTAGCTGCTAGCTCGTCGAAGCCTACACCGTTGCGCTCTTGGATAGACATGAGTTCTTTGAACCGATGTTCCAGAGCAAGACATTGATCTGAGTATGGTCTAGCTGTGAGGTATCTGTAGAGAGCTACATTGACCGACACATCCTGAGCACAATACTCCTCCATCTCCTGAGACCATTCGGCCCAGTCGGTTTCTTCTGCGAAGTCTCCCTTGTGAATGCCGAGACGGTAGCCCCATGCTTTCAAAGTTTGACTGCCGTAGAACTTAGGAGGCAGTGAGCGTTTGCGCTGTCTAAAGTCTAGCTCCTTTAGGTGAGCATAAATAACTGAGCTAACTACGTGAGTATCGTAGACAGAGCCGCGAGGCTCCCACTCAGGATAGAGTTTGTGTATAGCTGGAAAGTCGAAGTTGATGATTGAGTGACCAATCAAAGTTCTAGCTCCAGCTAGGCGGGAGAGGGCTACTTGTATTTCAGAATCGTCGTAACCTGTGGCGTTTCTGTAAGTAGCTGCCTCTCCCGTATCCACATCCTCAATACAGATACAATGAATGCGATCTGTAACATCTAGTAAGCCATTAGTTTCAATGTCGAATACCAGATTTGCTGAGTCTATGTCCATGTGTGTCGAAGTATTCCTCCGTTGTTGCGTAATTGCGTGAACCTAGTTTAGGGAGCGTCGAGCGTTCCTTATTCGGGAACAGCTCTAGCTGCTCAGAAGTCTGATTCGTTGTCTGGTTTGAATCCATAGTCGCTAGCTCCTTTCTTTTGTTCGCGTTCGAGTATTGAGTCAGGCATGTCACACTCATTCAGGAGTCCTGTAGTGTGATCATACTTTGCGGCGAAGACTTCACCCGTTCCTGAGCCGAGTAAACGATCCTTGAGGCAGCGCACTAATGTAGTGCATCTGATATCAGGATCGGAGTGTTGCTGATTGCGTTCGAGACCAAAGGCGTAGTGAACCCAGAACCCGATAGCTCGTGAGCCTTTGAAGTGTCTGAGCATTACTCTACCCCCCTCTTCGTGGGGCGTGCCGTCTGGTGTAGCTAGGTGTGAGATAACATAGATGCAAACGTTCAAGCTCAAAGCTAACTGAGCAAGCTCAGCCATCAATGTCTCTAACATCTCCTTCTCGTTATCGGATACAGCGGCGAGTGCGGTAAGGTGATCAATGACGATATGCTTACAGCCACAGTCCAGAGCCATGTAACGAATGATTCGTTTGATAGGCTCCCACTCAATGCCGCCGAAGTGGTCATAGAGATAGAGCTGATCTTTGAACGAGTCTACAGTCTCAGCTAGCTTGACCTTATCGACAACAACATCGGGGTTATGATATTGAGTCTTGTCCCGCTTGCCTGCGATCCGTCGAACTGCTTGAGCTGGTGGCATCTCTAGGTAGATAGCTGCAACCTTCTCCTTATTTACGGAGAGGGTATGCTCGATTACCTGTGTCATCACGTCTGTCTTTCCAACACCTGTGCCAGCACCGAGCGCATAGAGTTCACCGTAGCGGCGACCTCGTGTGATTGCAGTCATAGCGGGCCAAGGCCAAGAGATACCCTGTTGAATATCCTCAAGAACTTTCTCCTTCAGTGAGCTAGCTTCGACAACACCATCAAGACGGTATTGCTGAGCTGACCACATGCAGGCGATTAGGTCTTTACCACGTCCAGCCTTGAGCATTTCGTTGGCATCCTTCAGAGGTAGCTCAGCTATGTAAGCCTTGCCGTTCTCAAGTAGCTGAGCACATTCCTTAGCTGCGTCCCGCCCTACTTCATCCATGTCGAAACAGAATACGATCTCTTCGTATTGCTCGATGAAGTTGAGGTTACGTCTGATTGCTTTAGCTGCACCCTTCGCGCCTTCCGACACAGAGACAACGGGCCATTTATGGGACTGCACCTGAGAGAGTGACATCGCATCAATCTCACCCTCGGTGATAATCAAGCGCTTGCCTTTGCCCCAGAGGTGCTGACCGAATAGCTCGACCTTGCCCTTAGCTCCAATGACGTTGAATGATTTGTCTTTAAAGCGAAGCTTCTGCTTATTGCCCTCACCATCTGTGCAACGGTAGGGAGCGATCTGAACAGGCTTGCCTTTGAACTTACCGACCATGTAGCCGAACTTGCGGCACGTTTCCTCGGATAGCTTGCGAGCTGGTAGAGCCATGAACTCACCTTCGAGTAGGTTACTCTTGCCGCCACGACTTGAGCTAACAGCTCGGCCTTGCGCCTTGAATGGTGTCACAGCGTCCTCGTCTACGTTGCCCATAGACTTAGCTGATCGGTATGCCTTGGACTCATCACAGGCAAAGCAGAAGCCATGACCATCAGTGAAGACAGCGAGTGCGTCGGATGACCCACAAACATCACAGGGTAATTTCCCTACTAGCTCGGAGTCGTCTTCGTCTAGCGTAAATCCCATCGACGTTGCATATCCAGTGCGTTGCGGTGCGTGAGAGAGTAGTCGGTAGCGGGGTAGAAGATGAGATCAGAGTCTACGCTGATGTGCCAACGCCAGCCGTAGACGGTCGAACCGTAACGCCAGCCTTTGCGGAAAAGATAGAATGCTTCTTTTAAATTCTTCATAAGAAAAGCCCTCCCCCCGATTAGCGGAGAGAGGGCATGTAATTTATTCGTTGAGCCATGCGGTAGGAATCACCTTAGACGACCACTGGAAATTGTGTTTATCACACCACTGCGCGTAGGTAGTCTTCGATGTCTTACTCAGCACACGGCTAGGAGTCTGTAGAACGAATCGGATATCCGCTTCGGGATTCTCCTTTCGGATTTTGAGATGCTTCGACCTATC